AATCCGGCTTCGGTCAGCATGGCGGCATAGGCCTTGGCGATCTTGGTGAAACGGATGTTCCCGCCACCAGTGCGCATCTGCACCAGTTCGCCAAATGTGATAACGTCCTCAACAGCGTCCGCGACCTCGAAAACACGATCCTCTTTGATCGTGACCTCTTGGTCCTTCCACTTGATCTTGAGAGACTTCATCAGGAAGCCGTAATCGCGCCGCTGCTTTCCAGCGAAAGCGTGAACGTGATGGTGTCGGCCTGCTCGCCTGTCGCCTCAAACGAGGTGATGAAGAACGATCCGGTGTAGGTCGCAAAGCTGCCGAACGCGACACGGAACGCATGAAGTGCCGCGTCAGATGTGGCTGCGGCTGCCAGTGCCGAGAATGTCGATGCCGTGGCAACGCCCGTGCAAGACAGCGACATGCTTTTTACCGCCACATCATCCAGATACGTCCGCACGCCCGCATCATCCTTGTCGGTGATGTCGATGGCCTCGTTGTTGAACGTCAGGCTGTCGGTGCGCGCGCCCGCGACAACTGCGAATGTGGTTCCGTCCGACGCATATTCGATCCGTAGATCGCGTCCTGCTTCTGCTGCCATTGTTTTGCCCTTTCATTGGCTTTGCAAACTTATATCACGACCCTGCAAATCTGCAAAGTCAGGTTCCGGTGTCGTAAGTGATGCGAAACGTCATCGGCCTGTAGCGCGTAAAGCCATCTGGGTCCGGTATGTTGCCGGGGCTTTCCTCGAACAGGCAATTCACGGTATTCGATCCGGCGATAACCAAGTCAAACTTGTGCAAGAGGTCATAGACTTGCTGCGCCGTAGCGTTCGCCAGATCAACAGCGGATCGCGTTGCCGTCGGTCTGCAAAACGTCGTTATCTGGATAAGCTGCTCGCCGCCATCGGCTGTCTTTGTATCCCATGCCCGCGCCGTCACGTCCTCAATGACGCAATAGGGGAACGGTGTGAGGCTCTCAGGCTGCGTGTCTTGGGGCTTGTCATAGCCGATGTAGTTGACCAGCGCGCCAAGCGTTGCGTCACCTGCCAGTCGCGCCCTGATTGCCTGCGCTACGCCTGCGAAATTCATCGCGTGGCCCTCCGAATGATGTCTTCTAGCTTGCCGATGTACTTAGGCCGCATACGCTCAACCGCTGGCCGGAAGAATGGACGCGCTGCCATGCGGCTTGTGCCGTATTCCAGCCAGGGTGCGTAATTCAGGGCGCTGCCAACGGTCGCGGTCAGATCGCCAACGCGGTCGAAGGTGATGCTATTCGCAAGCCGTCCGGTGTCTGACATGGGCGGTTGCCCCGGCGCTGATGCTGTGTGCGTGCGCGTCGGGTTGCTCTTTTTGTAGGTGATGCCCGATGCTGGCCCGCGCTGAATGCTGGTGACAATATCGGACCGCATTTCCACCGCCGTTGCGAGCACCGCCCTGCCCGCCTCTTCGCGTAGATCGTCAGACAACCGCCGCAACTGGCGCTGTAGCTGCTCCGAACCCTCAAGGCGAATGGTGACGGTCATACCGCCGCGCCCATTTCAACGTCGATCTCAAGCCAACGGTCGTCCATGTCCACATTGGCGATGAAGCGGATATTGCACGGCCTGCCACGGATTAACACGCGGTCTTTTTCGGTCAGGTCGGCATTGTACCGGGTCACGATGCGATAGTTTGCCGTCGCCTCGGTGCGCTCCGACGCCCAGCGCTCGCGGCCTGACAATGGCTTAACCATTGCCCGCGTTGGTGCGCCTGCAATCGTGGCCCACGCCTGTATCCGCGCACCGTAGTCATCTGCGGTGTTGGTGACACGCTGGAACGTCACAGTCTCGCGTAGATCGCGCGCGCTATACTTCGATGGCTTGCAGCAGTTTACCATGCCAATTCGTCCGCGCGTCGGTACGGTGCTAGCAACGCCTTGGCCTGACCGGTCATTCCCGCGCAACCTTCATACATGCTTTGGACATACATGCGGATCGCCTCAAGTATTGGCGTCGGGATGCTGCCAGAACCGTAGCCCGCAACGTAGGTGACTTGCACCGCGTCCTGCGCCCGTAGATCGCTAGGCCACGTCTTGCCTTCGTCGAGGTAGATGCGCCCGCTTGTCAGATCCACTTCGTAATTGTCCGCGCTATACGTGCTGGCGTTGTTGCCTCGGTCATAGGTGACGACGCTGGTGACGGATTGCAAAGGCGGGAACGGCAGGTCCAGCGTATCGCCGCCGCCCAGGATGTATGGGCGCGATGCCGTGTGGACGCCCGGCCCTAGAGACAACAGACGGTCATCGCCATAAGCCTCGGTAAAGCCGTCCGCCTTCAATACGAACGTCTCAGTCAACAGCGCCCGCCGCAGGTATTGCTTCACCGCCTCCGTTGCCGTGGCGATGTATGCCGTGATCTGATCGTCGTCAGCCGTGCCATCAACGCGAAGAAAGCCCTTCATGTCCGCCAGTGAAACGGCAGGGCTGTCTGCCGATGCCGATACCGAAACGGACTTGCGGTTGTATCTCATTTCCGCACCTTGCGCTTGCGGGCTTTGTTCTCAGGCGCTGCTGGCATGGCCTTGGTGACGATCTCGCAAGCACCCTCACCAATCAACAGTTCAAGCGTTGCGTCGTCAACGTCCCGCTCCATGCCGGGCTGCCACGTTTGCACGGTGATGCCGTCCAGCGAGATAGGAAAGTTGCGCAGGATTTTGACCTTGGTCATGGGCTGTGCGTCCTCTGCAAAAATATGGCCTTGTCCCAGATGGTAACATTTTCGGAGCACGATATAAAGAACCGCGCGCCATAGCGGGCGAATGGCTCGGTCACAAACAGCGTTCCGTTGAAAAACAGGAAGTCGGTGACGCCGCTGCCCTTGGTCAAGGCGCGTCGATCACGGGCGATGATGTCCGAATAGGTTTGCCCGATACCTACGTCGATCTCGGCGAATGTCGCGGTGCTGCTGCTCTTACTGATGCGAAACGTCAGGTTGATGTTGTACGTCTCGCCAGTCGCAAACGGCTGCAAGGTGCTATTGCCGAAGATGTCGAGGCCAATACCGCGACGAAAGTCGGTTGTGCTGTCGGCAGCTTGCCCGTCAATCGTCAGGTGCGTGAGCGTGTCGGCTGTGATGGATTGCTTATTGTCCACGGTGTGCGTGGCGTCATGCAGGTAAATCCAGCCGCCGTTGTACGGTGCAAGGCGCTCTTTGCCATCATCCGTGCGAATGATCATGTCGGCTGAGCGCTTGTTGTCCTCGGTGGCGTCTACCAATTCGGACCAGTTGATGTTCGTCATTGGATGCCCCTGCGCTTAGGATGGGGGCGGCGTACCGCCCCGCACCAAAGATCAGGTTGCTGCCGTGCCAGCGTCGATTGTGGCTGTCGCCATAACCGCGCCTTTGTCTTTGCGAGCATGAACAGTCACAGCCGCGTCGGTGCCGGTTGTTCCGGTTGCCACGATCCGCACGTAACGCTTGCTGCCGACGTAGCCAATCGAGCCGATCAGCTTGTTGTCGTCATCGTCAGCGGTGACGGTCAACGCGCTCTCAAGGCCAACCAGGTCAGCATCAGCGACCGCAGTGGCATCAGCCGCCGCAGTCGTGTCGCTTTCCTGAACCTCGAACGAAAAGCCCGATGTGGTGCCTGCATCGGTGACGGTGCCTGTGGATACGCTGAATGTCAGCGCCTCCCATCCCTGCATGTCGATCCAGTCGCCTGCCGCCGGAGTTGCCCCGCTCAGGGTTGCGGAAAGGCCAAGGCCAAACTCCGCGTTATTGCGCATGTCAAATTGTGCCATTATGCTGCCACCTTTCCGATCACAGCCGCATCAAACGACGTAACGTCGCCGCCTACGCGCTGAGTTGTGTAGTAGGTCACGAACCCTTTGTTCGTGTACGGGTCACGAAGAACCTGCAAGCCCACGCGGTCGAGGACGGTGTAGAACCGGCCAAAGTCCGCATAGACAATGGACAGCGCGTTTGCAGCAACCGCAGGCATGTCGTCCATGAAGACAACGGGCTTGCCAAGAAGCTGGATAGACGCTTGGCCGTCACGCATCAGAACCGGGCTGAAGAAGTAGTTGTCGTTGCCCTTGAGCTGCAATGCCGCGCCAAACGTGGTGCGCTTCATGCCGAAAACCGCGCCCGCTTGATACTCTTCTTTCAGAGCGTTCTGCACTTCGATCAGGCCATCCGCGTTCAGCGCAGCCGCCGAACCCATGTTGATCTGAGTGATTGCATTGCGCTCATATGTGCCAGCCGTTGCAGCCGCGTCATATGTCAGGAAGCCGCGAGGCTTGCCAACGCCGTCGCCCGAAACAAACGCGCTGTTCTGAGTGCGAGCAAACTTTTCTGCTACCTTACCAGCAAGCCAAGCCTCAACGTCTAGATAGCTATCTTCGATCATTTCGGTTGTCATGCGCGGGTCAGCTTCGATCTTGTGCGCTGCGATGACCTTCTGTGCCAGTTGCGGCGTGTCAGTCTGTCCGCCGGATGCACCTTCACCGACCCAGCGAGCCGCCGCTTCCTGATCGTCAATCAGAATGTCGATGGATTTAGCGCCGGTGCGCTCGACGTTGGCAATCTGCCGAACCGGAGACGTTTCAAAAACGCGCGTGATGATCGTGTTGGACAGTTCCGGGCGCACCAGATAACCGCCGTCCGGGTTCACGTCTGTGGACATGGCCTTGACCTCGACGCCTTCGGAACCGGCCTTAAAGCCGTCCGGCAGGGTGCCGTTTGCCATGTATTGACGGAATGCGTCCTTGTGCTTCTGCTCAAGTTCGCCGTCCATGCCCTTGCCTTCGCCAGCGCCGGGACGGTTCATCGCCGCTTCCAGCTTGGCCTGTTTCGCCTGGAGTGCTTCCATCTTCGCGGCCACGTCGTCGGCCATGCGCTGATGCTTTTCTTCGGTCACAACGTCCTTCGGTGCGGATGCTTTCATGGCATCGACTTCGGAACGAAGTTCGGTCAGGGTCGGGTTGATTTTCTCAACAAGCCCTTTGATTTCTGCAAAATCAGACATTGCGTCCTCCTATGCTTTGCAGTGTTTCAGTGAGTAGCTGTTTGAGTTCGTCAACGTCCCGTTGATCCATCTCAGGACTGGGTGCGGCTACGTCCCGTAGCACCTCATCCCGGCCCTTCCATGCGCCACCCGCCATGGCCTTCGCCACGCGGTTGCTGTAGCCCATATCCTTAAACGCGCGCTCGATCTGGCGCTGCGTAATATCCTCGGCCTTCATTGCGTAGATGCCTGCCATCTCATTCATCGGAAACGTGACAACGCTGGTTTCCCAGAGGTCCAGCTTGGTCAGCTTTCGGACGCCCTTTTCGGCGTCCATCTCGTACTCTTGGGTGCGGTATCCGATGGACAGTCCTTCGATGCCGCCCATCTCGATCAGGTCGGCGATCTCGCCAGCCTTACCGCGTCGGCTGATCCGGCCCTTCATGCGCAGGCCGTTCTCGTCCTCGGACATCTCATCCCACGCGCCAATCGGCTGCGATGGATCGTGGTTCCAAAGCATTTTTGGCTTTCGGCCCTCAGCGATGCACGCCTTGAACGCGCCGGGCATAACCATATCGCCGCCCTTGTCCACGTTTCCGAAGACAGAGCCATAGCCGGAGATTGTTAGGTAATCGTCGCTTTTGCCCTCAACCTTGAGTTCAAGGGAGGCCAGCTTTGTTTCCAGCGGTTCGCCGCCGTCTTTGCGCAGCATGTAATGCTCCATCTAAGGGCTTCGGACGTCTCACGACGGCCTTTGCAAACTGTATAACACGAAACTGCAAAGTTGCAAAGTCTCGCTTAGAACCCCTTGACCCT